GTAGCAGTAGTTTGAGTAGTGCCAGTGTTAGCGAATTGGTCAATCTTAACTGTACTATCCCAAGGGTCACGAACCTGTCCTTGAGTAGCAGTAGCAAGTAAGTACTCACGGTTAGCAGCGCCTACGTTAGCCATACGAGTAAGCTCTTTGATTGTAGCAGCTTGGAACGATGGAGAAGCTTCTTCAAAGACTCCATTAGTCACACCGATTAAGTCCTCAACGTGAACACCACCAGTCTCTTTAAGAGTGATAGAACCCATTGTGATAACTTTTTCTTGTGACTTATCAAGAGCCATTGCATCACGTTCTACACGAGATGTCAGTTTGGTCATCTTGGTTGCGCCTTGGTCAATCACACGGTACATGCTGACGTTGGCGGTAATGCCTTCTTCTTCAAACAAACCACTATCTGCAATGCGCCCGAACTGAGGATTGATTTCCTCTAATGCAGGAGACAAGTCGATGATAGTACGTTCATTGATTGGGTTTCTGATTGTAGCCATATTTTTATTTTACCTTATGCTTTTGGAGTGTATTGTTGGTCAAGAACCTTGAATCGGTTTTCGGTAGTGAACTTAGCTGTAAGAGCTTTTTGAGCATCTTCTGCTAGTTTATAGAACTGAGTACCTGCACAATCCAAGTAACCTTTCTTCAGGACACCACGACCATCACCACGAGTGATACCGACACCTACGCCATCTTCAGTCATTGATAGACTATCGAAGTCTTGTGAAGTTTCTGGGTTAGTAGGTAAGTCACGACCTACGAAAACCACTAAATCACCTAGAGCTTCTACAGCTGCTGCATCAGCAGGGGCTGCAATAGGAGTAGCTGTTTTAGCTGCGTAGTCAACTTCTAGGATTGTACCTACACGAACTACGTCTGCTGGAGCTACGGTAATTGTGAAAGATTCACGACCATAACCAACATCAGTGTTAACTTCCCATCCAAATACATCTGAAGGAACAACCTGAGTGTTATTGAAAGTAGTAATAACTGCCATATTTTTTATCCTCTATTTTTTCTTATTGAGCTTTTCGACCATTCATCGATGCAGCCATTTGTTTAAGTTGTTGTGACAAATCTAGTTGAACACTAGACTCTTGACCTTCTCCACCAAGTTCAGCTAGATTCTTCTGAACATCTTCTTGGCTAGAGCCTAACCCCATTACAACGTTATCAAAATCAGCATCAGCAAGGATGGCAGTACTTGCTAGTAATACAGCAACACTCTCATTGTCTTTGCCTAAGGCTTCTTCTAGTTTCATTTGACGAGCTTGGGTTTTTTGAGTTAAAGCTGTTTCAGCTTTCTCTAGTTCAAGTTCCTTAATACGCCCTTCAGATGTTGCAAGTTTTTCAACGACATCCTTGTAGTTTGTAGTAAGTTCCTCATACTTGGTTTGCATTTCTGACATCTGGACTTTTAAGTCTTGAGACATATCTTCAGTACCTGTTTCGTTTTCGTTTACATGAGCGTTAGATAACAACTCATCTGGATTTTCTACAACTGCGTTTTTATCTTTAACACTCATCGTGACCTCTTTATCGTGTTGGCTACCATCAGCCATTTTTCCCATTGAACCTGAGGTGTTGTTTGCAGGTAATTTCAACCCGTATTCAACCTCAAAATCCTCTAGACTCATGATTTTATCAACCAACCCTAAGTCCAAAGCCTCTTCAGCATCATACACACTAGCTTGTGTATCGATAACTGCCTGTTCACTAATACCTCTATTGCTTGAGATATGTTTAGTGAAAGATGTATAAGTCTTATTGACAGATTTCTGTAAATCCTCTAAGAACTTGTCAGTGAACTCTCCAGTAGCATTATCGAAAGGAATCTTATTTTCCCCTGCAAATACAAACTGCCTAGTTACCCCAGCCTTTTCTAGCATTTTGGAATCGTTGTATAAAGCTACCACAACACCGACAGAGCCAACACTAGCTTGTGGGTTTGCGACAACTTCATCAGCCAATACAGACAATCCGTAAGCTGCTGAGTATGAAACCCCATCAACATAAGCAGTAGTTTTAACACCAGCTTCTTTAGTGATTTTCTTTATGTGCTCTGCTGCTGCGAACATTCCGTATGCCATTCCGCCACCAGAATCGACCATCATAACGATTGACTCAACACCCTCATTAATCATAGACTGAGTTTGCTGCTTCAGACCTTCGTAGGAGGTTAATTCTCTACAGTTAGCACCCATACTACCTTTGCGGTACATGAGTGAACCTGAGACGTTTAAAGTACCAACCATCGTGTCTGGATTAATTCCCAACCTACCTAATCTATACCTCTCGTACTGTTCCCTTTCAGAAAAGTCCTCCAACTTAAGAACTTGAGTTTCTTCCTCGCTGTCATTAAGTTGAAGAGTAGTCGCTCTGTCTGGGGCACTAAGGTAATTGATGATTGGTTGTAGTTGGTCTAGTGCAATCAGTTGGGGTCTATTAAACACCATTGCACCTATTGCTTGTCCTCTAGCCATATATTCCTCTTATTATTTGTTTGACCTATTCGAAGCTGAAGTATCTTCCTCTGGTTGTTCTTTAGATGTTCCGACACCAGTAGGTGATTGGAATCCTGCGCCAGACTTACTTTCATCCTCTTTCTCGACACCCAGTAAGTCGTCTAAATCTTCACGAGATATTCCTAGGTCTACCCTATCTGGCAATCCTAGCTCTTCTGAGATATAGTTAACGTTTTTAGCTGTCATTGGAATAAGCTTAGTAGCTTTAGTTTGTTGCATAGCTTTAGCGAATGCTTCGAATGGAATCTCTCTCAACTTACCGTATTTGATTAGTGGAGTTTTTGTATCATCCCAGCCATTAAGCCTGAACAAGTGTGGTATTAAATCGTTGTTAAGAACAGTGAAAATCTCTTTGATTCTATTCTCAACCAAGATATTCAGCATAGAGGTCTTGGTGCTATCTACTACATCTTGAAGCTCACTGGCAAACAAGCATAGCAACATCTCTTTCTTCAACCTTTCAATAATAGCCGTAATCGCCGTAATGTTAGAAGATGATGCAGACATAAGAGTGAAGTCGAATAGCTTTCCACCTTGTCCTGTAGCATCTTCTCTATCTGAGGGAAGTACTAAAGAAGATTGTTCACCAATAGCAATCTTAGATACACCGTCTCGAAGCTCCGTAAACACTTGTGAGTAAGGGTCATTCGGGTCATCAGTCATATACTCGCTTGGCATCCATATTACTGGCAAGCCATTCAAGTTCTTACTTGCTGCGATACCCTCGAGGTCTTTAAACCTCTGATAATCTCTCCAAGTCTTATTGACAAAAGATAAGGGCGAAACTCCTTCAGCCTTACCATTACCTCCGCCAGAAGTGAAATGTAAAATACTATCCTTAGGGATGAATACTTCACCATTAAACTTAACAGCCTGATTCAAACTTTGTAAAGCAGATGTACGAGGTTTAGATTGCTTCTGAACAACCCCTATCATCTCCCTACCTTCTTTGTCGTACTCGAACCTCTCGATAGTACTCTGAGGTCTGATAGGAAGTCGTTTTATTCCGACCTTTCCATCATCAAACTTACTACCATGCTTAGAACGTCTCAGTCTAAAGACCTTCTCATGTGTAGAGAATCCGTAAGTATCAAAAGTCAAAGCTTCTCGTAGGAAGTCATCAAAAGAGTGTGTCATGTCATTAGTATCTTTACCGACACCTAAACACTCTTCTAAGAATTGGGCTTGCTTAACGTGTTTCGGAGATTCACTATAAGGCTCAATGTACCTTGGGACTCTCACAGCAATCGTTTTTACTGCTGTCAAAGCAGCTGCTAAAATAGCATCCTTGGTCATCTCCTCATAAGTCTTAACACTATAAGGAAAAGTTAAATCTCTATCTTTATCAAAAAGGAAGTAATCATAGTCATAGATAGAGGATTGAGTTACCCTTAATCCTAATTCTTTTGGTAATTGACTATTCTTCTTCACAGCTTTATTTTTACTAATAGCCATAAACCATACACCTCTATCCTATAAGTCTTATCGCATCCTTAGTAAACTTCCTTTAATCTTTGGAAGCTCCTTAGATACTGCTATTATATTGTGCCCATCAGACTGGCTATCTAAAATGTCATCGTGGACTTTGTTTCTTGCACCCGTGAATGCTTCTAGGCAGTGAAAGTACTCATCATTCCAATCTCCCTCTACCACATAGACTAGCCCATTTTCAGCTACAGAAGAGAAGGGTAAGAACCTGTCTAATTTTGATTTTGTAGTTCCTACACGGAAGAATTTAACAGGTACACCTGCTTGTGCAAATAGTACTGCAAAGTGTCTTTGCTGAATCTTCCCAGCTGAGGCAGGTTCAATAGGTAGGTAATTGAAAACGTTTGAACCATACATCTCCCTATCCCTTCGAGCTTGCTCTATGAGCATCTGCTCTAGCTCACCAGCTCTCCACCTTCCGTGAACCACATGCTCAACAACATAGTTTCCACTTTTAGTCCTGCCATACAAAACACCTGCGGTATAATCTGGGTCAGGATTCTGTTCAGAAGGAAGTGTTGATGCCAAATCCCAAGCTCTAACTCTCTTAACAATCTCATCATTCTCTGTAATTTCTTTGAGAGTGACTACAGGAGTCCAGCCTCTTTGGAAGTAGCTGCTAGTCTCTTGCCTAGCATACCAGTTGCCATAGTACAACCTTTCTTTTTCCACACGAGGTAGATTTAAAAGGTTAGATACATAGTTAGGGTCACTTTCAATAAGTGGTGGGTTATCATGACAGGTTGCAGAAATGAACCTGAAACTTCTAGGTTGACAAGTATTTAAACCTGATAACCTATCTATTGGGAATTTATGACTATGGTCTCTAATAAGCTCTTCTCTTGAAGAACCCCACACAACCTCATCTCCGATGCGAATAAACCACCTCACATCACCATCACGGTCTAGGTTAGGTCTACCCTCAACAAGCTCATCTTCTTCAAAAGTTCCTTTTGGATGTAGGTAGTATTTATCTAACCAACCTCTTAGGAATGAATCTGGGTCTGGGTTACAGGTTAGCCAGATGTTTGGAATCATCTTAGCTTTAGTACGTAGACGAGAGATAATCCAGAAGATTGTACTCTCTTCATGCTGCGCTGCTTCATCGACCATTGCAGCCGAAATTTCAACACCCTGAATACTGTCTAATCCGCTATCACCATCAATACCTGTGAAGTTAATCGTAGCCCCACTAGGGAAGGTAATGCACATTGGTTGCTTTGTATATTTCACACGCCTATCATAAGCTTGGAACATACGACAAGCAGTTTGGAATAGTCCACCACCACCTTTCATATCCGTGGCATTTAGACGGAAGACATAACCGAAGAAGTTTGGGTCATCGATATACAGTAGAAACCGCATTAAACCCATGTAAGATTTACCACTACCTGCTGCTCCCCCGTAAACTGTTAAGAAGGAGTCAGAGTTGATAAACATCTCTTGTTTCTTTGAAGCAGGTTGAAATAACGCTTTATTCGTCAAAACAACTTACTCCTTAAGACATGGTTGGTCTAAACTTTGATTGTAACATGGCATCATCTGGAATGACACCTGAAGGGTTTTCGATGCGCTCAACTTCAGCTTCTTTAATGCGAGTATTAAGTTTTCTTTGCTTCATATTCTCACGAGATTCTTTCTCTCGTTGAATCTCATTCTCTAATCTCATATAAAGTGCTAAGTAGTCTTGAGTGGCTTTCAGTTTGTCTTTAGCTTTCACATCTGGGTCAAGACATAATTTTTCTAGAGAATCATTCATCTTCTCTACAGCAAAACCCACTCTGCTATTCATTTTGGCTTTGATTGATGAAAATGTTTCTGGTAGCTTCATAAGTACTTTCCTTTAGACGTAAAAAAGAGCGCCTATTTAAGCACTCTAAGTTTTACTTTGCACAGATTACAATCTATGATTTGATTGGCTTTTTTTGATAGGTCAATGACTCTGCCGTATTTAGCAAAACCCCCTGTATCATTGATTCGTACAGTGACCTTCTTTTTATTTGATAGGTTAGTTACCTCAACCTTCGTACCGAAAGGTAGGGAGTTGTGGGCAGCTGTAAGGGCATTCATATTATACACCTCACCACTTGCAGTTAACCTCCCGTGAAAAGGCTTTCCGTACCAAGAAGCTGTTGCTGCACTAACATTGGTGGATATAATTAATATAAAAACTGATAGAACTTTTAACAATATAATTACCTTCTACTTTAAACCCCAAAAAGCCTACCTTCAGGGTAAGCTTAAACGTGAGCACTCATAGAGTGTGACTAAGATGTTTAGTCGAAATGTTTAGGTGGATGAATACTAACATACTCTTACTACTACGTCTAATAGTAGTTTGTAGCTTTCATCTTTAGTTTATCTAAAACAACCCGTATCCACTGACGGTATATATGGTCAGAAGTGTCAAGAATTTGCTTGACAATAGGAGGACGCTATCCCCTGCTTTGTAATTAAGCTATACTTCTGGTAGATGGAGGAAGGAACTGGACTTGAACCAGAAACGCTATTAACATTCGTACTGTTTAGCAAACAGCCCTGTGACCCTGCACAGATTACCTTCCATATATGGTGCAAGAGGTAGGACTCGAACCTACGACCTTCTCCTCTTCAGGGAGACACTCTTCCAACTGAGTTACTCTTGCGTGTTTGTTCGAAGTAAAAGGAGTCGAACCTTTTTCATAATATCTTGAACCACTCACTTCGTCAATTTGGAGACATAGACTGGACTCGAACCAGTACGAAACGGATTTGCAATCCGATACATTACCTTTCTGTCACTATGCCATAAATGGTAGTTAATATAGGATTCGAACCTATGACCTTTTGCGTGTAAGGCAACTGCTCTACCAACTGAGCTAATCAACTGTATATGGTGGAGAAAATGAGATTCGAACTCATAACCTTTCGGTTGCAAACCGAGTGCTCTACCGTTGAGCTAAATCCCCTAAAATGGTATCCCTGTAGGGACTTGAACCCTAATCAAGAGATTGAAAGTCTCTTATCCTTACCTTTAGACGACAGGGATGTGGCAGGAACGAATAGGCTATTAACCTACTTAATGCGCTCGACTACAGCATTGCATATGTACTGTAATGGCTTCACTATTTTAACATCCCAAAATTGGTACATCCTCTTGGATTCGAACCAAGAACCTACGGGTTAAAAGCCCGTTACTCTAACCGTTGAGTTAAGGATGTATAAACTGTTTTTAACATAGGTACAGTTGGTTGCTAGCGACCTTTAAACCTATCTCTGAATTATTTAGATTGACCAGAGCTGCCAATATTGGTGCTGAAAGTAGGAATCGAACCCACGACCTTTTGATTACAAAACAACTGCTCTACCTTCTGAGCTATTCCAGCGTGTTTGGAGCGTATAGACGGACTCGAACCGTCATCCGAAGCTTGGAAGGCTACTATTCTACCATTGAACTATACACGCATAACTCTTTAATATCTGGCAGAAGATAATAGAATCGAACTATCACCGCTATTAACAGTGGCATGGTTTTCAAGACCACTTTGTCACCTTGACGCTACCTTCCATAATTAACCCATTTTCTTCGAGGTTGGGTTAAACCTAGACTAAGTGTGACTCTTATCGAGTTTACAGGTTCGTGGGTCACTTTACGCTGATAACCTTTTCAGGACTTAGATTAACTTATTTATACAGTGGTTAGCTGTCTAAGGTAGCGACTTAGATACGATTGATAGTAGTGGGATTCCAACCCACGGAGTCTGATAAAAAGCCCTCACCTAATTACTTAGGTTACCTTAAAGCACTCAGTCATACTATCAAATTTGGCAGAGTGTGAAGGTATTGCGCCCTCTTATCTGGTGTTGGAGACCAGTGCATCACTTTAATGCTTACACCCTTCATATGGCAGCCCATCGTAGAATCGAACTACGGTACAAGGATTCAAAGTCCTCTGCCTTACCATTAGGCTAATGAGCAATAATATGGCACACTTGAGGAGATTCGAACTCCCGATTTCTCCCGTGACAGGGGAGTGCATTAGACCGCTATGCTACAAGTGTATATGTACTGATTTTATTGTATGAAGGTAATCAGAAACCTTTTGTCCAAAGGGGAGTGAACTATCTGTCACTACGTTACCTCTGGCTCTTAGCTGGTAGGCTTACTAGGAGTCGAACCTAGATTAGAAACTTAGGAGGTTTCGGTATTATCCATTATACTATAAGCCTATAATTGGTGTATGGTCTTGGAATCGAACCAAGGGCGCTTTTTGGGAACAGATTTACAGTCTGCTGTGACCAACCAACAGTCAACCTACCATACATAAGCCTTATAGCTCCTAGAACAGGAATCGAACCTGTCTGGGCATAAGCCACGCATTAACAGTGCGCTGCATCACCTTGATGCTATCTAGGAGCTTATAAAGTCTATCTAAAATTGGAGTCCCGTATAGGATTCGAACCTATGACCTAGAGGGTAGAAACCTCTTGCTCTAGTCCACTGAGCTAACGAGACGTTGTGTTGAGGATTCTACAACATAAAATATAGTACGTCAACAACTATTTTAAAATATATTCAAATTGGGGTGTACGAAGAGAATTGAACTCTCATCAGAAGATTCACAGTCTTCGGCTTTACCATTAAGCTACGTACAACATAATGAAGGTTATTGCAATCAACATATTCATGATAGTCAATCACAGGTAGCACCTACAACCTTGATATCCACAACGTAAAGTACACCACTCATGAAGTAGTGTACACAGAGGCTGTGGGCTATATAAGATACAGGTCGAGCCTACTTGTCCCGATTCTTGGGTATAGTTATGACCCTCACGAGTGAGCTGATAGCCCGTATCTTACCTATTTGGTACTTTCTAATGGATTTGAACCAATGACCTCCGCCTTATCAAGGCGTTGCTCTACCACTGAGCTAAGAAAGCATGTTTGGTGTCTCTGGTAGGACTTGAACCTACACTCGTTTTACGGAAGTGATTTCTAAGACCACCGTGTCTGCCATTCCACCACAGAGACTAAATTGAGGATGTACCTTCAGACTTGAGCCTTACTAATCCATACACCCTCAAAAATGGTAGCGAGAACGGGATTTGAACCCGTGACGACAGGATTATGAGTCCTGTGCT